ACCATCGTTTCGGTGGAAGGCGCCCGCCTGCGGATCAAGCTGGACGAAAGCCCTAATTTCGTCGGCCTCTATCATCCCACTTGGGAGCTGCAATATGTCGACGGCGACGCACCGGCCATTGTCCACGATGCCGACTGCTTGTCATTTTTCACGGCCTGCCCCGGCCCCTGCGATTGCAGCGCCAGCCGGGAAGGGCAGTACAATGGCTGATCGGCCGATCCCTTTCAGTGCGCCGATGGTGCGCGCGCTGCTCGATGGGCGGAAAACCCAGACGCGGCGGATATGCAAGCCTGCAAACAATGCCCACCTTTGTCATGTGGTCCCTCTCGACGTGCCGCCGCAACCCGGTTGGTTCGGGGATGAAGAGGGCGAAGTCCAATTCTTCTCCGGCTATGCTCCCGGTGACCGCCTCTATGTCCGCGAGGAATATTACCAGTTTGGTAGTTGGGCCGCAGTGGATGGGGCGCTGACCAAGGGCGGCCAGCAGAAATGGGCCTTCGACGGCGCAAAGCCGATGGTTACATTCGAACCGCCCGCCGATTTCTTAGTCAGCCGCAGCAAGACGTTCCCAGGCATCCCGCGCTGGTACAAGCGCTTGGGCCGGTTCATGCCGCGTAACCTATCGCGCATGACCCTGACCATCACGGACGTTCGGGTGGAGCGGTTGCAGGATTGCAGCGAGGCGGATGCGTGGGCGGAGGGTGTATGCTTGAAAGGCCCGGTCGACTGCGACGCATCCACGTTGACCGTCCCTGGCACAGGCATCATCGGCAACCATGCAGTCGCCGTCTACGCATCCCTCTGGAACAGCATTAACGGCAAGGGCGCATGGGAGGCGAACCCTTGGGTGGTCGCCGTGTCCTTCGACGTGCGGAAGGGAAATATCGATGGCTGAAAGCGCAATCGAATGGACCCAGCGCACATGGAATCCGTTGGTCGGATGCTCGCTTGCTTCGCCGGGGTGCACCAACTGCTATGCCATGAGGATGGCGGGCCGTCTGGAATCTATGGCCCCGCGCCCCGATGGCACGGGCAACCTCGCCATGGCGCACTATCAGGGCACCACGAAGAGCAGTCGCACCGGCTCTGTATGGACCGGCAAAGTAAATGTCGCGCCCGATGATATATTCTTGGCTCCGCTCAAACGCAGAAAGCCGACGGTCTATTTCGTCAACAGCATGTCGGACCTGTTCCACCATGACATCGCTGATGAGATTATTGACCGGGTGTTTGCTGTCATGTCCCTTTGCCCTCAGCACACCTTTCAGGTGTTGACGAAGAGAGCCGACCGGATGCGCCGTTATATGGAACGCTGGTATCATCTTCGCTTTGCGGGCGAACGCGCGTTGGGCGTCACCGACGCGATGCTTTTGGCTGCCCCGCCACTGGATGCTGACCGTCTTACGTTGTCGGCCGTGCCCGTTCAGCAAAATGTCTGGCTTGGCGTTTCGGTCGAAGATCAGCAGCGCGCCAATGAGCGCGTTCCCGACCTGCTGGCTACACCAGCCGCCGTTCGCTGGCTGTCCTGCGAACCGCTGCTAGGGCCGGTCGATCTCCGCGCGATCCCATATCCCACTGAATGGCCGCGCTGTGACTGTCTGGATGCTGGCCCGCGCTATGATGCCCTCGCTGCAACCGTCTATTGCGATGGCTGCTGTGAAGGACCGGAGCGCATGGACGCGCCAGCCTTGGACTGGATAGTTGCCGGGGGCGAAAGCGGCCGGGGCGCTCGCCCGATGCTCGCCGATTGGGCGCGCAGCCTGCGCGATCAATGCGCCGATGCGGAGGTTCCATTTTTCTTCAAGCAATGGGGCGCCCATTTGCCATGCGGCCAGATGGCGGCGGACGGGAAAGTATGGACCAACGGCAGCAATCACACCCTACTGACGACGAAGGGGTTTGCTGGCCGTTATCTCGACGGGATCAAACATGACGCCATGCCAGCCATGGAGGCGCCCATGTCTGACAATCTGGACCGGGAAGAGTTCTGCCGCCAGTTCGTGGCGCATATGACGGAACGGGCGGCGCCACGGACTCACTTCGATGATGGCAGTAGCATCCGCGATTATGCGGAGGCCGCTGCGCCGACCTATTGGGAGGACGCGAACTGGCTCCGCAAAGAAGGCCCGGAAGCCTGCGCGGATGCAGACATGAGCTATTGGGGCGAGGAATAGGGCTATGGAAAGACCTACCCCCGCCCAGCTTCACCAGTTCGCCCGCGAAGAGCGCGCCCGTCGCAAGGCCGCATGGCAGTCATCCGGCAAGGGATTGTCCGACCGCGCCCAGCAGGACGATGCCATCTGGTCGAACATCGAACAGATGGCAGGCCGATTCGCGGGCGATCCCGTCGCCATGAAGCGGAACCCTTGGTATTGGACCCGGCCGGAAATCGAAACGATGATGGCCAATGCTCGCGCTACCGCGATCAAGGCCGAAACTTCGCTAGACCATGGCAACCCGGCCCAACTCGCGAAGATCACGGCGCTTTGGCACCTGTTCCGCTGGCTCCAGAACCCGGAACCCTATCGGCCAGCCGCGCAGACGGCAGAGAGCAACGCCCAGCCGCGCGACGCGATAGCCAGGGCGGCCGAACTGCTTGGCGCGAAACCAGCCGACTTCCCTCACCATTGGGAAGTCCCCGGCAAACCCGCCATGTCGCCCGGCCAGATGCTCTTTCTCGCGGCCGACGCTCGCTTTGCAGAAGAGGAGCGCGCGGCAGCATGAACGCGATCAGCGCACACACCCGCGCCCGCGCCAAATCGGTCTATCCGGGCAAGGTGGCCATCCGCCACGCCAAGGAAGCCGCAGAGGCCATGGGTATTGATCCAGGCGGGCTTGAGATATGTCCTGACGGGACGATCCGCATTTTCGACCGCAAGGCGATTCCTACCGCCGCACCGAAGGATGAGTTTGAAGAATGGCTACAGGCCGGAAAACTGGGGTAGAGGGCGTCCACATCGTCACGGCGCGCAAGGCCGGAAAGCCGGTGCGCCATTATATCTACGCTTGGCGTGGCGGCCCCTGCATCAGGACCGTTGTGGGCGGCGAGAAACCGACCATCACCAAAGAGGACGTGCAGGCCATCGCCGCAGCGCTGGAGGCGGCGAAGCCCGTCCCGCAGGACACCATCAGCGGCCTCGCGACCTCATACCGGGCCAGCCCGGAATGGAAGGCGCTGGAGGCATCGACCCGCGACACATGGGGCAGGGCACTCGACAAGATCGAAGCCCGCTGGCCAGCGGTCCCCCTACGGCTTTTCTGCGATCCGCGCATGGTGACGCAGGTTGTGAAGTGGCGCGACGAAATGGCCGAAACGCCACGCGCCGCCGATATCGCCATTGCCCAGCTTTCGCGCCTGCTGGAGTTCGGCCGCCTGCGCGGACAGGTCACCGTCAATATCGCAACCGGCATCCCGACCCTCTACCGCAACGCCCAGCGCGCGGAAATCATCTGGACCGAAGCCGACTTCAAGGTCTGGAATGAGCATGACGATGTCCACCAGTCCATCCGCGACGTTGTCACGCTGGCGGCGGCCACCGGCCTGCGCCGCGCCGACCTGATCGGCCTCACATGGGATGAGATTGGCGACGTGGCTATCACGCGGATCGCCCGGAAGAAGAGCCGGGGCAAGCGCCGCCGCGTCGTCATGCCCATTGTGCCAGGTCTGTCCGACGTGCTGGCCGAACTGAGGAAGCGCCCCCGGCAAGAGGGCGTCAACACAGTGCTGGTCACCAGCCACGGCACGAGCTGGTCAGGCAACGGCCTGTCGGGCAGTTTCGGCAAGGCCGTCCGCGCCGCCGATATCCACCATGTCGATTCAGACGGCGAAAAGCGGTTCAAGCATCTGCACGATATTCGCGGCACCTATGCGACCAAGCTGATGACCACGCCGGGGCTTAACCTAACCGACAAAGAAATTGCCGGATTGATGGGTTGGACCCCTGAACAGGTATCAGAAATCCGCAGCCACTATGTTGACGATGCTGCCATTGTCGTCGCCCTAGGCCAAAGGATGGCCCAGGCAGGTAACCGATGAGATGGCGGCAATTGAATTTTATTTTTGACTAGCCAAAAATATGTGCCACCTTTCCCGGTAAGGGGGGCACATGACAGCAGAAATCGCTATTTTGAATAAGACAGCGGTCGCGTTGGCGGCAGACAGCGCGATCACAATATCAGCCGGAAGCGACCAACAGAAAATCTTCGACACCGAAGATAAGCTATTTGAGCTGACATGCTCCAACGCCATTGGCGTGATGATCAATAGCAGCATGAATTTCATGGAGGCCCCGCTTCCCGTCCTCATAAAGAAATTCCGCGCCACCGCCGTCAAGTTCGCGAGGGTGGATGACGCAGCGGACTCCTTCCTAAGATTTCTCGATGATTTCGGACGAGATTCTCCAGAGCGTATTAAAAATCAGTCACTTGCAAATGCGATCCAGCCCGCATTCGAGGCCATCGAGAGACGGGCACGCTCTACCTGGGCGGACACTATCTTTGCCGAAGACGGCAGCTTCACTCCAGAATACGCGGAGAGTCCGGAAAAAATCCCAGAGCTGTTTTCTCAGCTTCTCGATGTCGAAATCGCACGAATTGAAAATCTGGCTGAGACGCTGCCCGATGCCTTATTCGTAGGAGAAGGCCCGCTTGTCATAACGGAGCCTGAAGTCGCGGAAATCGTGCGGATCGCCAACGAGATGCTGGGCATGGCCAGCGATGAGCAACGAGCGCGAGCGGTTGAACTTGGGAAAAAGGTGCTGGTAAAGGACGGCACCAACCCCGCCAGCACGGGCGTGATCGTCGCAGGTTTCGGTGATGACGACTTATTCCCCACCCTGATATCACTTGAGGTTACAGGGATGGTAGGGAACCGGCTTAAATATCATCTGAACGAACGGGTCGACATTGATCGCGATGGCCAAAGAGCGCGGGTCATTCCCTTTGCTCAGCGTGAGATGGTGGAACGGTTTTTATACGGATTGGACAGTTCCATTCAGGACAGTGTGACCAAATTCTGTAGAGAGGCGGTCCCTCAGATATCTAGCGAAATCATAGATACGCTTGACATCGGTGACGCTGATAAAGCAGCCTTGCAAGGCGTAGCACAGAACGCCATGGGCGCGTTCCTAGACCAACTGCGTAGCGATGGGTTCGAAGCCGTTCGGGAGAATTCGCGCCGTGAGATCGAGGAAATGGTAGAGTTTATGCCAAAGCCCGAGCTAACTCGGATGGCGGAGGCGCTCGTTAATCTCACGTCCATCAAAAGGCGGGTTACGCGCGGTTTTGAGACCGTCGGCGGCCCGATTGACGTTGCAGTGATATCCCAGAGCGATGGCTTCGTATGGGTGAAGCGGAAACATTATTTCCCTCCTGAGTTGAATTCACGATATTTTAAACGTATCGGCCCAGGCAACGAGTAGAGGAAACCAGCGATGGACAAGGATATGATCCGCACTAGCTTGGCAGATGAGCTCGACCGCCGTTCGAAATCGACTTGGTCGCGCCGCGAGCCAGATCCGATTGATGTCGCTATCGCCACCACGAAAGACCGTATTACGGCGTCGGTTTCGGGACGGCACAGAGTAGCGGCACGCCTCAAGCACGCTGTCCCAGCCTAACTATCTGCGATCTGATTTTGACGAGCGGACGGGAGCAGTTTCCCGTCCGCTTTTTCGTGTCTCAGGGAGTTGACGACAACCCACCGTCGTGGCACTGCGCAAACGTCTTGCACAGGCCGCTGTAAAACGCTCTGTAAAACGCTAGATGGCAACGACGCTAAGTTGTTGAAAAGCGGGTATAGCTCAATGGTAGAGCACTAGCCTTCCAAGCTCTCTAAAATCCAGCGTTTCCGGGCTTTGGGCTGTAAAACGGCCAAAAATGCGCCGCTTACTTTTCAATACCTTGGCAGTTGCGTGTAAACGAAATGGGGCGGTAAAGACCGATCCCATGAGCCGTTTCCGCTATGTCACGCCCGCAACAAAGGGGCGCTGGTATCCCACGCGGGAAGGCGCAGAGGACGCGGCTGTCCGCGCCGGGTTCGGCCACCGGGAAGAGCATCGCCGCTCAGATGGAGGCCGGGGCCGGTTCTATGCCCACCCGCTGGTCAGGATCGAGGAAGACGATGATTTACCGCTGGAAGGACCGGAAGGCCGACCTTGAACGGCCAGCCAGCCAATGGCCGGTCCTGATCGAGTTCACATTGCTCGCCGTCCCCACATTGCTGGCGATAGGCGCGGGCATCATGTCGGCGGTGGAGCGGTTCGCGGGATAGGCTTCGCGCAAAGCGCATCATATTTGGCGTTGTGCGCGTCGATTTCCTTCACCGTCTCATCGCTGTCGGCGGCGTTGTTCGGGTCATTCGTTTCCCGGCTGCCGTCCGCCCGCATTGGAAGCTGGGCATAGCTGATCGCGCGGAAGTTGATGCAGGACGTGTCAACAATTCGTGGGGGTGCGGGAGTGGCGCAGGCAGGCAGCATCCCGCACAGCAGGATCACGGCGCACAGCTTCTTCGGCATTGATGGCCTCCAGGGTTCGGTTGAGGGTGGTTGCGGCGGTATCGGCGCGCTCTTGCGCCGCGCCCGCGTCACGGGCTTGGGTGACGGCACTGTCCTGTGCCCGGTCGGAACAGCGGACCAGCAGCAGGATAAGAACGATCACGGCAGCGCCACCCAAGGCGGGCCACCAGCGGGCAAGGAATGTCCACATCAGTCACCCCCGATCTTGTCTTGCAGTCGGTCCACTGCTTCTTCGCCCACGCTCTCCACGGTGTTGCCACCCACCCTCAGCTTGAAGGTGCGACGCCCCAATATGGCCGACAGGCCCATGAGAACGATGCCGATGAGGACAAGGCAGCCATAGGCGAAATAGGCGACGGGCCACGGCCCCGGCGATTTGGCCGCCAGCAGGCTCAGCGCCAGCCATGCGATAATGGTGCAGGCGACACCGCCCGCGCCCAGAAAGACAATGCCGACCATCCGGCGCCAGTCGCGGGCGGTCCATGCGGACGTATCAGGAAGGAAGGACATCAGTCCTCCCCATCTGCGTCAGAGAAGATCAGCCCCAGCGCATTGCGCGGCCCCTTATGCCGATCATTGGCATGTGTGCGAGGCTGAAACTGGAAATCAATGGGCAGGCCGGTCGCCTTGGAGAGCCGTTCCGATATGGCAACGGTCATGATGACCCAGCGTGCATCGAACTCCCAATGAGTTTTTGCGTGAGGAAAGAGCGCCGCGAAGGCATCATCGTCCATAATCATGCGCACATCGACATCGCGCCAATCCGGCCGCTCCAACGCGGAACCGACAAGATAGCAACGGCCGGGAAACGCACGATTGAGGAGCTGGCATTCTGCCTCCAATGCGAAACAGGCTGGCGCGCCGACATAAACGGCTTTCTTACGAGGCTCGCTCATGACTTGCCCTCATACATGGCGCGCTCAGCGGCGCGGCGGCGGGTCAGGCCCGTCATGACCTTGCCGTCATTCTTGTTCCATTTGGGGAACTCAGCGGCGGCCCCAGCATAATCCCCGGTCTTGTGCTTCCGCAGCAACGTCGAGTCGCCCAGCCCTTCGGCCTTGCCGTCGCCGTCCATATCGAGGCCGACATTATAGGCGAACGATACCAGCGCATCGAACTGGGCTTGCGTCGTCGCCGCGCCGTCCAGCAGCGTATTGACTCCGATTTCCACGGCCGACAGGTCGCGGGCAAAGAGGCGGTCAGCTTTGGGCCGATCCCACTTCGCGCCCAAGGGGATCGGCCCGCCGCTGTCATCGCGTGTCGTTCCCCACCCGTTGGTGATGGGCAGTCCATCCTTGCTGCCGGGGTCTTTATAGGCGACCAGCGCCAGCGTTTCGAAGCTATGGATCAGCGCGACACATGCCGCACTGGCCTTCATCCCCACCTTGCCGGTGGCGACAATCTGCCCCGCCAGCGCCGCGTTGATCCGGTCGACCTCCCCTTGCGTGAGAGGCTTGCCCTTGATGGCGCGGATTGTGTCGAAGAGCTGCCTGCTCTCTATCCCCATGTTATTTCCCCATAAAAAAAGGCGCCCAAGGCGCCTGCGGTCACTTCGATTTTCCCGGCCCTATGCCGTCGTCGCATCGTCCAGCCGGGACAGGGCTTGCTCCATGTCGGGCGGGATGATGATGTCGCTGAGGTGCATCGGCCACGCCTCCGCCAGTATCTTCTGCGCCTGCATCAGCGCCGTGGATTTGGGGTGCCGCTGCAATAGTTCCGCCGCGACCAGATGGAAGGCCATCCGCCACTTGTCGACGTTGCGCCCCAGCTCCGCGACCTGATGCTCCAAGCCTGCCATACGGTCATCAACCTTGGCGTCCAACGCAGCTTCACGCCGCGCAAGCTCTTCATGCCAGACCTGCAATTTGGCCGACCGTGTCCGCGCCCGCGCGTCCCGCCAGTTGAGCAGCCACGCGATCCCCTTGCCGAAGGCGCCCAGCAACACCACGACACCCGCCACCACGCCGCCGACCTCTCCGACGGACGCCCCCGATTCTACAGCCATATTTCTGTTCTACCCCGCTATGATGAGCGCCACGGCCACGGTCACCGCGACCGGGCCAATCCAGTCAATCCACTGGTCGAGCTTCGGCCAGACCCGCAGGTCGAACCGGCCCCACCACGGCATGTTCGCGCGCAGACCACCGCCATAGCGTTCGATCCAACGATATTCGGCCTGAGACAGCTCGCGACCGATGAAATAGGCCGAAGCCAGCGCGGCCCCAGCCCACCAATCGCCGGTCAGCAGTCCGACCAGCGATTGCGCAACAAGGGCCATGATGGGATGCTGGAGGTAGGTCATGCCGCCTCCAGCGCGGCCAGGCGGGCAGAAAGGTCCGCGATCTGCATATCTTTCCGCGCCAGTTCGCGGCGCTGCCAAGCCGCTTCCATAGCCTGACATTCATCATAGCGAAGGCCCCAGCGGTCGCCCGCCTCCAGCTTGACGCGAGTGCCGATTTCGACCGAACCCATCACCTCCTGATCTTCGGTGATCGCGCGCATGATAGGCTGGCCCTGCGCGTCGAGGACGCCGGTAGCTTCCTGACCTATGACGACGGTTTTCGAGCCGATCACTTGATCTTCAAAGATTGGTTCGCGCTCTTCCTCCCATTCGTCATAGCAAAGAAGGCCGATAGCCTGAGCATCTAATCCGCGTTCAATGAAGGCATCACGAACCTGCTGCGCGACAAGGCCAATATGCCATCGCGCCGCATCCCACCCCTTTTTCGACACCGAATCCCGTACCTTGAAGCGGACCCAATCGAGCGCGCCCCAGGCGTCCAGCCATTCATCGGGGATGGCTCCGACATCCTGCTTGCTGCGTTCGTCGGAAGTGTTGATGGTGCCGGTTGCAGCATAAACCACCGACCAACGATTGCCTGACCACCCAAGCGACTGGGCATTGTCCGCCCCGGCGTAAAGCCCGTTCACGTCAAGGCTCAACTTGATCGCGCGTCGGTCAGCGGTCCGCGAACCGCTAGGCGTCAAGTTCCATTCACGACGGGTTGAGCCGTTCGCAAGAATAACAACCGTGTCGTTAGCGACCGAAACGCCGTTTTCGTTCAGATACTCATGATATCCAAAGGCATCGCGTGATCCGGTGCCATAATTGTTCCTGACCGCAACGCCTTGATAAGCCCCCGATGACGTATCCCCGTTCACAAAAAGTAGTGCGCCGGAAGTGCCATACAAGTAAGTGTTGCCACTACTGGCATCAACGACGATACGGTCTACCCCATTTTGCTTGACGCGCATGTATTTGCCGGACGCGCATTCAACATAGGCATCGCCACTAGTGGCGACTGCACCTAGCTTCATAAATCCTGCGCCATTTTCGATACGCTGAACAACCCAATTTGTTGCCACGCTATCGTATAGATGCACGGTTTCAGACGGCGACGATGTGCCAACACCTATTTTGCCAACATTGGTGACCGTAAGACGCCCAATTCCACCCGTTGCTATACCAACAGCGTTCGCGCCGGGGCGATAAATGCCGGTATCGGGGTCGCTGACGAACGCCATGCCGGGGGCCGCCGCCGTTCCATCGACGGCGTTTTTATTAATGAAGTCCGCCAACAGAGCCGCATTGAAGTTGACGCCGCCGCCGCTGCGTTGGGCAAGGAAGATATCGGCCGCCTGAACAGCGGATGCGGCAGTAAAGCCATTGAAGGGCGTATCGACCATTATTCAGCCTCATCAGATTGAAGGATTGCGGGACGTTGAGCCTGCGCGGTCATGATCTGGGCTTGTTCCCAGGCAACGGCCTCAGCGAAGAGCCTCCGCAGACCATCGGCATCGAACGCCACAACGCCGTTATTCAGGAGGATCAGGGACATACCTTGCCCCAGCGCGAGCGCGGCCATCATTGCGCCCTTCGCCCCATCCCGCAGGTCCACCGGCCCATAGGTCGACGGGAAGCCCGCCGCGATGGTGTCGGCAAGCTGCGCCTTGATAGCCGCCCATTCCACCAAGGCCGCCGCAACCGGATCGACGGGTGGCACATAGGGCATCAGGATACGGTCATCGCCCAACCGGAACTGGTCAGGATCATCGACCGTGGGCGACCAGCGAATTGCCGTTTCGCCCCGGCTCTGGTCGGCCTGAATGGCGACCATGTCATCCGGGCAGCTTCCCCGGCGCAGCTCGACGCCATCGGCGTCCAGCACCATGAAGTGCGTCATGTCTTTTTGGCCTCAAAAACGGTGAGGTTGCGCGACTTCACGTTCCCGGTGGAGCGCCGATAGACCTCCAGCGAATAGGTGAAGCTGCCCGCGCCGGGGGCATCGGTGAGGGTGAACGCTACAAGCTGATAGCCGCCCGCAGAGTCGAAGCACCGCATCTGATCATTGATCCAGATTTGCGAGCCGTTGCGCAGCAGGCGGATATCAATGTTCGTTGCGCCGCCTGCCGTCGCATAGGCGGGGGCCAGCGAGCATATGAGAAAGATGACGCCACCCGATCCGGTGAGGCTAACGCTCTGGACGGAAACCCAGGTGTTGAGGGTGCAACTGATATCGCCCGCCGTATAGGCATAGGCTGGGACAATGACGGAATAGGCTTGAATCGCGGCGGCGTTGACCTTGTCCGTCTTGATCGTGCCGTCCGAATTGACGCCATTATTCGCGGCATTAGCCCCGCTTTCGACCGTCGTGGCCGACGTGCCACCCACATTGGTTCCCGACGGCGCGCCGACCGTGGCACCGTCCGCAACACCAGAGGCGGACGCAGCGACCCATGCTGTGCCATTCCATCGCGAAATCGCCTTGGTGCTGGGCTTGATCCAAAGATCGCCCAGCGCGGCGCCTCCAGGCGCGCTTTCATTGCTGTAAGTGGTAACCTTACCGTCTGCGGTTGCCTGCGCTCCAGCAGCGGCAGAAATGGCAAGGCCGATGCTGGTATCCTGAACAACAACCCAACCCGTCCCGTTATGGCGATATTGTTTGTTGCCGTTGGCGGTATCAAACCAGATATCCCCCACCGTGCCCGTGGGTGCCGTCCCTTGGTAGAAGGTGTCAACCTTCCCATCGGCGGTTGCCTGAGCGTTGGACGCGGCGGTCAGCGCATTGGCGAGCTGCGTAAGCTGGCTTGCTGTCGCGCCATAGGTCGCCGCCGCGACCCAAGCCGATCCGTTCCAATAGTCCATCTGGACCGGATTGAGATAGGCGCGGACCAGCACATCCCCATAATCTGTCCCGGTCGGAACCGGGTCTGTGCTGTTGAACATGGTGAAAACGACGGCCTTGGTATCGGCCAAATCCGATGCCGCCGTGGCCGCCGTCAGGGCATTGGTGATGCGCTGATCTTCAACCAGCACCCAAGGCATGGTCACATAGTTGCCGCCCAGCAGGATCGCGTTTCCGCCGATGGACAGGCGCCCCGTGCCCGCGACGCGGCGATAGGTCGCAATGACCGTCCCCGTCCCATCAATCTGATTCCACCAGTCATTTTCCTCGCTTTCCGCAGCCGTGGGAGCGGTCTGCCGAACGAAGATGGTCCGCTTTGCGTCAAGGGCGGTCCCCAGGTCATTGACCAGCGATTCCAGCGACACCCCGGAGGCGGTGACAGCGACAATCGGCCCGGAAAGCATTTCCCAATTGGCATTGCCCGTAGCCGGGGCAGACCCGGCCGTCGGCGTGGTCCCGACGAACAGCCATTGCGAGCCGTCGGACAGCGACACCACATCGCCTTCGCGGTAGGTGGTGGCGCCGTCATACTGCCCCTGCGGCGCATTGAGATTGAAGGCGATATCGCTGGAGCTATGGACCTGCCATGTCGACACCGCGCCCTGCGCCAGTCGCCAATAGGGCGTGGATGCGGCGGCCTGTTCGACGCTCGCCACCGGAGGCAAAGCCGAACCGTCGGCCGCCATGGTCGCCGTGGCCGTGCCGATCCCGACCGCCGCGACGCGCAGGACGCCCAGCCAGTCGATATAGGCGACCGCGTTGACGCTGGCGGCTATGCGCTGGATCAGCTCGCGCGCCGTGGTCTGTGCCGTCACCATGATCGACAGGGGCCATGGCCGCGCGCTGTTGATCGCGGTGATATCGGCGGTCGAATATTTCCCGTCGCCGCCCGCGATGGAGGCAATGCGGGCGATCAGTGCACCCGGCAGCCGCGACCAGCCGCCCACGGCATCGCCTTCGGCATGGAAGCACACCATGCCTTCGGGCGGCGCCCCCAAGCGGACATAGCCACCGGCAAGGCAGGTCGCCCATGTGCCGCGCGCCACGGTCGCCGCCTTCAACGCGGCAAAGCTCGCATAATTGCCCGCCGCCGCGCTGAACCGGGTAAGACGGTCAAAGGCCATGGTAATGGCGTTCAGCGCGCCATAGCCCGAAATCTGGTAGATATTGTCCACTGAGTCGACCAGCACAGCCGGAGCAAAGCGCGGCGCGCCCAGCGCCAGCGGCTTGACCTGCCCTTGCAGGTCCGTGCCCCCTTCGGCCGCGCCGGTCCCCGCATAGGTCGACAGCAGCGGCTTATCCAACCAGCTATCGTCCGTGCCGATGCTGACCGTGGCGACGCCCTCTGATATGGCGGGCTGTTCCTTCACCCGGCCATCAAAGATCAGCGTGAAGGCGCCGAAGGCCGCGCCAATCTGTCCCTTCCAGATACGGACCCGCGCGTCATGGATAGCCAGGGCGGTCAGGTTCGGGATGGCGCCGACGGTGACGGTCAGGGAGCCGGTGGGCGATGTGATCGACTGGGCATCAAAGCTGCCGTCGAAAAAATCATAGCGCAGGGTGGGGAGCGTGGCGACGGCCGGCCACCAGACTTGCCCATTCAGATGGCAAAGCCGCTCATCGTCATGGCTTGCCAGACACAGGGGGGTGGCCGTGGAACCGTTCCACGCATCTATCTGCAAAAGATAGCCGATCATGCGCCAAGGCTCACCAGACTGGCGCGCCATTCAAAGCCGTCGGGCTTGGCCCATACGGTGCCCAGGTCGCCCACCAGCACCCCAAACCAAATGCGGTTCTGCCGCTGCGCATCGGCGTCGGGATCGGTGATGAGGGCTATCGGCTCGCTCAGGCCAATCTCTTCGATCAGCGGATTCACCTTGGCCTCGACCTCATCCTTATAGACCGAACCGAAGGTCAGGCCGATAGAGCGGAGCTTGGCGCCGCGCAGGCGCATGAGGACGCCGCGAATAGAGAAATCGACAACGCTCATGTCCTTCACGCCGAAGGCCGCACCAAACTGGAAATTGCGGGCGAGCTGCATCTTGCGGCCCAGCACCAGGCGCCCGATGGTCGCGGCATCGGTGCCAAGGCCGCCGATGGTGAAGCGCCAATAGCGCGACGCGGGCGGCGGCGATGCGGGCGCAAACCACAGGCCGCGACCGCGCGCCGACACGGGCATGGCCGACCCGGCAAGGAAGGGCAGCACATCGCCCACCCATGCCCCGGCCGGGAAGCCGCTGCCCTGCGCCGCCGTCGCCGCCTCAACCTTCAGCGTCCAACTGCTATTGGCCCCGGTGCAGCCGATCAGGACGGCGGTGTCCAACAGGACATCGGCGCCCATGTCGACCGTGATGGTGCGGGATGCCGCCCCGGTCGCGCTCTTCCAGACAACCCCCATGAAGTCATTGCCGATATAGGTCGGGTCATAACCGGCAGCGGTGGAGCTGGCGGTGACGGCGGCAAAGGGCAGCGGCTTGACGATCAGCGCATTGCTCATCCGAAATATTCCACCTTGCTTTGCTCATTTTCCAAATCGACTTCGATCCGCGACACCAGCACGGACGCATCCACGCCCTGTTCGCTGTCGATCAGTCGGTGAGTGGGAACCGTGCCCCCCGGCACATCGATCAGGTCGGCCACGACGACGGCGAAGCGCCGCCGCACCGTGCCCAGCAGCGTTGCCCGCTGGGCCAGCGCGGTCGACGCATCGGCCGAACTGTCGAAAAAACCCTCCGCAGGCTCCGCGCTGGCGTCACGCGCCGACGGGAACCGGCCCTTGATCGTCACATCCTGAGTGGACACGACAATCTGTTGCCGCAGGGCTGCGGCGATATCGCTAGGGAGGGCAGGCATCAGAAGTTCCGCGACGTGCCGATATAGCCACTGGCTGCGGCGGTGGCGGCGAGCTTTTCCAGCAGCGCGTTGGTCTGCTGGATCAGCGTAGCGATGTTGGACGTGTTGGCGGCGGTCGCCTGAGAAGCGGTCGCCGTTGTTTGATTGAACGGGTCGGACGTGGTGCGGATCGGCGTGGCATTGTCGATGGAGGCAATGGCCGTGCTGGTCGCTGCCTGTATCGCATCGAAGGCTTCGAAATATTTGGCCGTCGACCCGTAAAGCTGCCGCTCGATATCAAGGAAGGTCTGCGCCGCCGACTGGTAAGCGTCCTGATCTATGGTCTGGCCCCGATTGATCTGGTCCAGATAGGTCGACAGGGACGCCTTCGCAGCCGCTTCCTGATCGCGCAACGACAGGGGCGAGGCGGAACCCGCATTCATGGCACTGAGGAAATCTTTGAGACTCTTCGCCGCGCCTACGGTGTTATTTTTCACATCCTCCAACTCCAGGCTGTAGAGCTGCTGCGCCTGCGCCATCTGTTCCACCGAAGCGCCGCCCTCTTGCAGCGCCTTGATGGTGTCGGCCCATTTGTCATTGAGCTGGTCGATGGCATAGCCGACAGGATCGAGGCGAGCTTGCAACGCCTTCGGGATAACTTCGATAGCGACAGCCTTTTGCAGCGCCTTATCCAAATCCTGCCCCGACAGCAGCAGGCGCTTGGAGGCATCCGAAACCGGCCCCAGCACACCATCCTGCAATGCATCGCGCACCGCCGCCTCAATCGCTTCCTCTTCGGTGTCGAAAGACAGGGTGCCCGATCCCTTGGTGCGGCGCTTGCCCGTGGTGTCCACCACGAACTTGTCTTTGCGCTGCCCGATGGAAACCGACGCATTGCCGGTCAGGTCGACGCCCAGGGCATCCGCGATGGAATTGAGCTGATCGGCCACACCGCCACCCAACGCCTTGGCGTTGCGGCGATAACTGGCGGAATTGCCATAGGCATCGCCCACCGCAGCCTGACCATCTTCGATGTTCAGCGATACGCTGCCCTTCTTGGTCTTTTTGAACAGGCCGCCGATGGTGCCGCTGATGAGGCCGCCGATGGCGCCGCCCAGCGGTCCGCCGATGGCGGTGCCAATCACGCTGCCCGCCAGCGCCGCCGTGCTGGACTGGCGCACACCGATGGCGCCCGCCAGCCCGGAAACCGCCTGACCGGCCCCGATGCCCGCCAGATATTTGTTGAGCGAACCGAGCTGCTGGCTGGTGGAGCCGAGGCTTTTGCTCATCTTCGCGGCGGCGGCGATCTGGTCGGCGGTGCCACCTTCCGCTGCGGCGGCGCTGGCAAGATCGGAGCCGCGACCGCGCCCGTTGAGCAAACTGCTGATAAGGGTGGTGGCAGGGCCGCCATAGCCACCCAACCCCGACATGCCGCCCAGCGCGGTCGACACATCGAATTTCTGCCCGGTCAGCATGGCAATGGTCCATTGCGCCGCCAACATGCTGATGACCTCAGTGCCTTCGCGCTTGAAGTCCTGCCAGATATTCCCGGCATTGCCGGAGAACAGATCATAATAATAGCGGGACAAATCCTCCATGGATCGGCGCTGCTGTTCGGCAGCCTCTTCCCGCATCCGGTCAAGCTCTTCCTGCGCCTTGCGCTCAGCATCCGCCCGCGCCTTGGCATCTTCGGCGGCCTGTTTCCGCGCCGCGTCCGCGTTGACCTCTTCGACTGCGATCTTTTTCAGCGTCTCATATCGTTCAAGGTCCGCTTTCGCCTGATCCTCAGTGATATGGAATTTGTCCATGAGGGTCTGGACGGTCGCACCCTCCAAATCCGGGAACTGGCGGGCGATGTCGAGGATGGCCTGTTCCCGATCCGCGATCAGGTCACCCTTTTCAGCGCGGAGGTCAGCAAGGCGGGCAATATCACGTTGCCGCTGGATATTTTCGTCCAGGCTACCGCTAAGGCGCTCTTCCTCTTTACGGGCCGATTCGATAGCGCGCTGCTCTTCCGACATACCGGAAGCGCGACCGCCACCCGATGCGCGCCCAGCACCGGCCGAGCGGCCAGAATTGCCGCTACCCGCAGGTGACGGCAGAGGCACTATAGGCGCGGCGGTCGGGCGATTGTTCCGCGCGACCTGCATCCACCGCACTTCCTGCAACGCCGGTTGCAGCAATTTCAGCGCGCCCTGCTCATTGCGTCGAGCATAGTCCAGTATCGGCCCACTGGTCCCTTGCCGTTCCAGACGACGGCGCGTTGCCGTCGCCTGTTCCAGATCGCGGGTGCGCGATTGCAGATATTTTACGGGATCGGACGCCGTCAACTGGCGCGAAGGGCTGGAGAAGAACCCCGCGAACCACCCTTCATCGCGCTTGATCCGATCCACGCCCTGCATCGTCTTGAAAAACCAATCCGCCTTTTCAGCGGCGATCCCCAAAGCGTTGGCCAGCCCCATGACCGCATCGGAATTATTGGCGACGATACCGGAGATTTTCGCTTCCAGAACCTGCTTGACCTGCGCCAGCTTTTGCGCCGTTTCATCGGCTTTCTGTATTTGATCTTCCGAAAGCACATTGCCCAACTGGTGGGCAGCATCGCGCAATTCATTGATCCGGCCGGTGCCCGCCGACAGAAGCGGGTCGATCCGCCGCCACCCTTCGCCAAAGAGTTCCGCTTCGGCCTGAGCGCGCTTGATCGGATCGGAAATAGCAGAGAGACGGTCGATCAGCTCGCCCATCACATCGGACGTGTTTTTCGCAGAGCCGGATGCACTGGTCACATCAATGCCCAGGTCGCGAAACGCCTGACCAGCCTCTTACCACCAGATCGCGCCTGCCCGATCTTGGACAGCAAATCGCCAAAGCTATCGCTCAGCACATCTTGGGTGACGCCGACCTGTGACGCGGCATAGCGATATTCCTGCAATGCGTCGGTGGACACGGCAAGCTGCTGGCTCTGCTTTTTGAGGTCCGCGACTTGGTCCAGCGCCTGTTTGCCAAGAGCCGCAATCGTTGCCACGCCAGCCCCCGCCAGCAGCGAACCCATTCCCCCAGAGAACCGCTTGCCAAATTCGGAACCGGCGCGATCACCGGCCTGCGCAGCTTCACGCTCCAATCCACCGAAAGCTGCGCGAGTTCCGCGTGAAAATTCCTCAGCCCGGATTTTCAAGCGAGCGATAATGTCGACCATCTAGGATGTCTCCAGAACTGGACCATTTACAGCCATGCAGCTACGGTCCCGCCCTCACGCGAGGGGGGACGCAAATGGCTAACGATCAGAAAAAATGTCCAAAATGCGCCGAGCTTATCAAACGCGACGCATCAAAATGCCGCTACTGCGGCCATGAATTTGGTTTCAAGTTTCCCGATATCGGATGCGGCGGAACGCTCGGTCTATTGGTTCTTGCGGGCGCCATCATGAGTCAGTGCGACACACGGACGCCCGAAGAGCAGGCCAAGAACGATGCGCTTTGGAAGGAAGCCGAATACAAGGTGGGTATCGAACGGCAGGTCAAGGCCCGTTTGCGCGATCCCGACTCAGCAGAATTTCGCCACCTTGGGAAAGGCTGCGGATATGTAAATTCAAGAAATGGTTTTGGCGGAATGACAGGATTCATCCCGTTTATCGCTGGCAGTAACAATGTTGTTCGATTTTCAAATGAAGGCTCATCCGATTTTGCGACAGTATGGAAAGAATATTGCAGTAATAAATGAGCTATTCTTTCAACTAAATCGGCGCCCCACCGTTTCCGTCCTGCGGCGATAATCGGTCGCAAGATAATTCTCCGCAGACCGTACCACCGGATCGACCGCCACCTTGTTGGCGAAGCGCTGGAATGGAATGAGGACGAAGATTGTCACGCTGGTGACACGGGCGGGGCTTCCATCCCGGTTGACATAACGCCGGTTCTGCATCCGCTTTTTCGTGGGGACGCGAACCCCGATCCCATTGGCGCCGAACAGCACATGCTCCGCAACCAGGCGCGACGCTTTGCCGGGGCCACCATAGACGAAATCAAGGCGGACCCCGTTTTGTCGCTCCCATTCGCCGGGGGTGATAGACCGGCTGCGCCCCAAAACCCCGGCCTCTTTGTTCGGGATAGCCAGCCATTCCCCCGACGCTTTCTTGTTCACGCCGGGTTCGGTCCAGTAGGTCATGGCCCCCTTGGAACGACGCCCGCCATTCACGAACACCATACCTTCGGGGGCATAGGCTCCGCGACCCTGCGATGGATAAGCCTCAGACTTCCATGCCCGCCACATCCGGCCTTTCACAGACCGGCGCGTCGCATCCTCCAACTGGCGCTCCAGCCATTTCGTGCTGGCATGGATGGAGCGTGTGCCCTCCAGCAGCATGGCCGTGATGATGGCCTGACTGCGGGCATCCAGTTCGCTTTGGTCGATACTCAGCTCAATGGGCCTCATTGCGAACCTCGCTTACCATTTGCTCCAGCATGTCGAAGGCATCCATCAATGCTGCCGGTTGATCCACCAGCCCGCCCGCACTGGGCAGGACGGGCGCCCCGCCGCCCAATGGCCCCGTGCCGCGCGAACGGCAACGAAGCCACAGGTCGACGGTGAACAGCGCCCAGCGCGGCAAGGTCAGTCTGGGGTTTTCGGCGTATCGCTCCCCGTCAATGATCCAGCCTTTTCCGAAGGTTCGGCCGACGGCGAAGTCTTGGGGTCGGCGCCTGACTTCGAAGGCGCATCGGAGTTTTTTCGCTCGCCCGCGGCATATTGCCGATTATAGGCTTCGAACCCCGCCGACCGCAAAATGATGGGGTCGATGCCCAGCAGTGATGCCGGGTCTATAAGCCCGTCGGCGCCGCGCTTCATATCTGCGTCCAGACCCTCCCACCGCACACAATAGCGGCAGAAGGCGACTATTGGCAGGATAGCCCTTCGCCGCTCTTCCTGCGCCAGTAGGTCGCGATATGGCGCATAATGCTGGCCGATCAGTGCGCGGGCCTGTTCCAGCAATTCAGCCTCAGCGGGATCATCAATGTCCGATGTCTCAGCCAGGACGATGAGCTGCGCCGCATCGTCCCCCGCAATGGCTTTCAGCCCGTCAATCAAGGCGGCCTGCTTTTCCCAAGGCCAAGTCTCACCTGCCCGATAGGACGGGCCGGAAAGCTGGGCCTCCATCAATTCCCGCTCGATGACATCCCCGGCGCGGATGAAGAATATGGGCGCGTCGGCCTTGCCCCCCATCCATTTCGGGGTGAAGGGTTCGGCCGCGCTGGCGGCTGTTGAAGCAATGATCGTCATGACCTCACCAGAAACAGAGGATGGAATCGCCGTCGCGCGCCTGCGCATCCCGGCCCGGACTCATGAGGCGCAAGCGCAAATCTTCGGAACGGAATGACCCGCGCGTCCCGGCTTCGGCCGCGATGGGCTGGGCCAGCGGCGCCGTGATGGCCCAGCGGTTATTGGCGCCGCCAAGCGCACGGATCAGGGCCGAATATTGGACCTTGTTCCCGATATCGGCTTCCGCGTCGCGGGTGGCGACCAGCGTGGCCAGCGGGTTGCATCGCAGCTCCGGCACACGGCGGCCGATTTGCGAGCTGCCGAAGCCGTAGGCCGTGTTGGGGTCCTCCGGGTTTTCCTGCGTCGTGTTTTCCGCGATGGACCATGTCTGGATAGGAAGCTCCAGACGGTTGACCAGAAAGGCCGGGTCAAGGCCCGCCACGCCCATGGCGAGGATCGGCGCGCTATGCAGCGGCACGGCGGCATCGGGAAGCGCCACATCAGCCTTGCCCGCATAGATGCCGGTAATGCGGAAGGTGAAATAGCCCGCCTTGGCCGTATCGCCGCCCCAGTCCGACAGGCTGACCCGGCAGCCCACATATTTGCGCAGCACTCCATCCTCATTCAGGTAGAGGGTGCCGCTGGGATGATCGGTGGCGCGGGCGGCCTGATCCTTCGGGGACGTGCCCGCATAGGTCCAGTTGGGCAGGATTTCCGCCTGCGTCGACGTGGTCAGCGGCGTGTCGAAGCTATCGGCCAGCGTGGCGATGCGGGCGGCGGTATAGTCGGTGATGAAGGTGGTGCGGCCAGCACCGGGGCCGACCGACAGCTTCAACGGCATCCCACGATAGGCTTGCGCCGTGCCCGCGAAACCCGCCGCCAGCGTGGCGGTGGCACCGGACACGGCAGCCAGCGCGGCAGCGGCGACGGCGGTGGTGAACAGACCCTTTTTGCCCGCCGCCGACAGCAGAGCATGATGCGGTGGCTTGACGCTGGCGGAATAGGCGACGTTGGCGCCCTTCATCCGGCAACGAAAGGTCAGTTCCGCAGGCTGCCCGATCACTTCCGGCGCACCGGCCACCAGCGACCCGGTCACTTCCGTCGACTCTTCCGACGTGAAGGGGCTGTTATACTGGAAGCCGGTTTCGAACGGGAAGGCATCGGCGGTGGTGGGCACCGCGTCCACGCCTTCGGTGGTTTCGAGCTTGAACATCGCCACCGAATTATCGGGGCGGATAACAGGATCACCCATGTCTGAACTCCTTTTGGGTTACGGTTGCCCGCGCCGGGTGGCGAAGGTGATTTTGAAATCTTGGCTGAATGCGAGGCGGCGGGCGCTGGCGAGGGGAGCGACCGCAACGCGCAGGTCACCTTCCTCAATATCTTCGATCACGGTGAGGGACGGGATGAGGCCGATGACGCTGCGAACCGTGGCGGCATGAAGGGTGTTGAGCCGCGTATGCATGGCGCTGCCGCCCGCGCCCTTCACATAGCCCTCTATCGAAATGGCCATGTCATAGCGGGTGGCCCCGGCCTCGCCCTCCATCATGCCCTGCCCGTCGTCCATGATATGCAGGGCGTCGAACTTGACCGGATCGCCGGAGGGCATCCGTTCGATTTCCTCCGCTCCGGTGCCAGCGGCCAGCGCCGCTTCAATCGCGGCGAAGATCGTTTCGCGAACGGCGCTCATGCTGTTTCTACCGACAGTTCCCAAGCGCCAATGTCGTCGCGGCTTGCGACATCAATGACGCCCCATGTGGTGGTTTTGCCCGTCATCGGGTCGGTATGGACGATGGTATCCCGCAAGCCGGGTTCCTCTGGCAGGTCGGCTTTCTGGACTTCAAACCAGATATGTCGGGCCGTGGCGCCCGCACCTTGGAAGCTGGCCGCCGCCTCATTGCATTTGGTGCCGGTAATGGCCGCGTTGTCCAGACCGGCGCCGGTATAGATGATGGGGTCAGCAAAGGCCCGGTGGATATCGGCCGCCGATCCTGCCCAGTCGGTCACTTCGCCGCGTCCACCTTGTCGGTGGCGCCGCCATTGTCGACAAGGGCGCGGGTGCGCTCCGCGTCAATCTGCGTCTTGCCGGTGCCGACGGCGACCACGTCGCCCGCATCGCGCCGGGTGCCCGCATTGTCGAGCGCGGGAGTGTGGAGCTGGATGGATTTCATGATTTCCCTCTCTTCAAATGAAAGGGCGCTGGCAGCCGAAGCCGCCAGCGCCCCAGCGCGACCCGTTCAGGGACGGGGAATTACTTTTCCTTCGTGACTTCCGGGGCCGGAGCGTGGGCAGCGGGCTTTTCCGGCCCCACGATCTTCTGCCGCTCAGCAAGGGCGAGCTGTTCGCTGGAAACGTCCTTGACCTCTTCACCGGCCTTGAAGTGCTTGCCGTCAATTGCGGTGTCGCGCTGGGCATAGAGCTTAGACATGATGATACTCCCAGATTGTTGCGACCGGGGCGGACGCATCGGCAACCGCCCCGGTCAAAGGTGGATGGATCAGGCGGTCAGGGCGTCGACCATGGCGGCGAAGCTCTCCGCGTGGCGAACCGCGATATCCGCCGACTGGAAGGCTTCGATACGGACGGAGCCGGTGCCCGACAGAATGAACGGGTTGACCAGCACGTCCAGGCCGCCCCACATGCCGATCAGCATATCCGCCCAGTTGCCGAAGATGATGGCAGAGCAGACACCCGCCGCCGTGCCCTTGGTCAGGTTCGACGGGAGCTGGTTCGAAACGGCGGCGGCATAGCCGTTCATTTCGTTACCCTTTTCCCAGACCGGATCGCCATTGGTGCCGCTGAACTTCTGCGTCAGCTTCAGTTTGCCGCGAACCTTGGTGTTGGTCAGATAGCCCAGGCTGCCCAGCGCGGCATTGGCATTGGCGACTGCCGTTTCGAGGCCGACGATATGGGTCCAGTCCGGGGCCGCGCCGTTGGTGCCGCCCTGCACCGAACCGATGCCGCTGGTGTTGAGGATGCCGCGCGGCTGATTGGACGAACCCGACCCGCTCACACCAGCCAAGTCGAGCGCCAGCGCCAGCGAAACCGCCAAGTCCATGCGGACGAAGGATTCCACGTCGATGGACGACTGAAGCAAGAGCTGCCGGGTCATGTCGGTGAAGGCGGCGACCGTCTTGGGGGTCAGGGCCACCTGATCGAAAGCCTGCTGGCTTTCGGTGGGCGCGTTGCCCTCACCGACCCAATAGGCCGTCGCGCCGCCAGTCTGGCGCGGAATGGCGATATTGCCATTCAGGTCGCCAAGGATGCGAACGCCCAGGCCGGTCAGCGCCATGGCGTTGCGCAGCAGCTCAATAAAGCTGCCTCCCAGCAGGTCGGTGGCGACGGTATTGCCGCCAGCGGTTGCCGTGGTGACATTGAGGTCACGCTGTTCGCCATTGATGTCGGAGCGCAGCACATCGAGCGGAATGCGCAGCGATCCAGCCTTTGCGGAAGCGTGGCCACGCTGGAGGGCTGCGGCCGAACATTCCATTTCGAAGCCAGCGGCGCGCTGGGCCTCCGTATCGGTGGGGTTCGCCATGGCGTTCATCAGACGGACGAAGCTAAAGCGCCGCACATCACGCTCCGACATGCCGATGGCCGGGGTTTCTGCGGTGCGGATCGTGGTGGCATTGCCAGCCTGAGCCTCATAGTCGCGGATGAACTGTTCCACCGAACGGCCGTCGCGGACAGCCGCTTCCGACAGGTCGCCGCAGTTGAGGCGGGCGCCCATGACGCGGATCGTCGCGGAACGCTCGCGCTCCGCGTTGATGATGGCGGTGTGGTCGACCGGGGCAGCGGGCGCGGCGGCCGAACGCTGTTCGACACCGGCAGCCGGAGCGGCAGCGGGCGGGGTGGCAACGACGGCAGGCGCAGCGGCGCCGCCGCCAGCATTACGGGCAGCAAAAGTCATGTCATCTTCCTCTTGGACAAGGGTTCTGGGATCAAAGGGCGCGGCGTCGCCTTCGCGGCCGACCCCGACGGTGGTGTCTGCGGGGATGGAAACCAGACTGATTTCGTATGGCTCCCAGTCGGTTACGCGATAGGTCGCGTTGTCGCCGTCCCGATGCGCCAGCACCATTTCGACGATACGATAGCCCACGCTCACCAGCTTGCGGATGCCATCAATGACATCCTGAAAGACCTCTTGCGCCCGTGCCGATCTGCCGAACCGGACGATTGCGCGGCCTTTCTTGCCTGTTATCCAGGCACGCTCCACAACGCCGACCTGATCGCGGCTATTGTGGTCCATCAGGAGCGCGCCGCCGTTGTTCAACCGGCCAAGGCGAACAGCAGTATCGGCGTGATCCAGAATTTCAGTGCCCCACCAGCGTTCATAAGGCTCTTCGCTGGAGAAGCTGAGTTCGACCGTGCGGGCCTCTTCATCATAGGCTTCCGCGCGCACCGTGAACTGCATGTCCCGGCGCAAGCTCTGGTCAACCTCACTGTCCCGCATCAGCGGGGCGCGCATCATCGTTCCCGCCAGCAGGGCGGGGGCAAATTTACTCATCATTGCCTCCTGAAAAATCAGTCCGTCGTCACTGTCGGCGCACTGCCGCCGCCGTTCCCACCGCCGCCCGCGTGAGGCGCCGCCATGCCCGCCGCCTCTTCGGCTGCCAGTTCAGCCCAGACTTCATCGGGATCGCGGCCAGCTTCGCGGATAATTTGTGCACGGCTGCGGACGCCAAGCGCAACGGCTTCCCGATCCGCCGCCGCGTCATCCTTGGGCGACACCCAATCCCAGCGGCGGCCGAAATAGACCGGCGCATTGAACTTTTCGAACTTGGTGTAGGGGAGCGCTTTCAGCTCCGCGTCGTAGATGAGCGCGCGGCCCAGCCAGCGGCCAAAGATTTCCTGTTTGGCTTCCCCGTAGAAGCCTTGGATCATCTTCCACATATCGCGCTCATCCAGCGTCCCGGCGCGGATCGAGCTGAAATTGACCTGCGTAAGATCGCCGGTCAGGCTGTGATTGGCGACCAGCAGGCCGGTGGAAAGGCGCCGCAGCACATTGCGGGTGAAGGGGTCATAGACCTCATTGGGATAGGTCGGGTCGTACTCTTTCAGCTCATAACCGTCGGGAATGACATCGAAGCTGCCCGGTTCGGCCGCCGTGACAAAATCCCGCTCATCGCCATAGCCGCTGTCGTCGCCCTCTTCGCCATCGCGCGCGAGCGGTGGCCCAGCTTCGGGGTCTTTCTGCTGGAAAAAGCCCATCTTGGCGGCGCCGACATTCGCCGCGACCAGAGCGGCTTCATCGAACTGGTCAAGATGCTTGGCATCGCGCAGGGCGACATAGGCCCACGGAATCCCGCGCCACTGGTCAATCTCTTCGGGAATGAACAGGTGCAGGATTTCGGCGGCGTCGACCCGCTCATAGCGTTGGCTGGCGGTGCCGTGCATGTCGGCGCTGCCGGTCATCAGGCGCAGATGATAGGCCACCGGCTTCATCCAGGCATCGAACTCGACGCCCATACGGATGCGATTGCCATTGGGCAGGTCGCGGTTGTGGTCCTCATCCAGCAGATGGCCGGAAAGCAACTGGAGCTGGAAGCGGTGGGGGCCGCGATCCCGGCCCTCAACCATGCGGATCAACACTTCACCGTCGCGGGCAATCATGGTGATGGCCAGGGCATCGAACTGCGTTTCGCTCAGCCGCCCCGTGACATCGAAATGGCCGCGCTTGGTCCACCGCTTATAGGCGCCCGCGATGCGCTGGCTGTCCTCTTTGTCGGGCGATCCGTCAGGGCGGCGGCAGTCGACCTTCAACGTGAAGCCGAAGGGGCCGACAACATGGGTGCGGACCAGCGAGAAGAATTTGCGGCCATACTCATTGTTGCGGGCGAAGTCGCGACTGCGCGCCCGCATTGGGCGCAGATGCCGCAGCAGGGACATATTCACCGTTTCATCGGTGGTGGTCCATTTGCTGGTAAGCCGATCCGTCACCCCGGCCTGAAAGCTGCGACGGGCATAGGCGCCCCGCGCGATGCGCTGGCGAACCGGGGCGGACGCCGGAACGGGGGACGGCGCGGGCGCCTCCGCGCTGCGGGCACGGGCGATATCGAAGCCGAGGATGCGCATATTACAGCCTCACCAGCACACGGCCCGGACCCGAACGGCCATTGCGCCTGCCTTCGCTGGCAACCTTCTTGGCATAGGCATCGCGCATATCCAGCAGCTCCTTATGGCCCATGCGCTTGATCTGCCGCCCGTCGGCAAAGGTGTATTCAAGGTCAGTCTGCGAGGCGCGCCCCTCTATCGCCGCCTCCAGGCTATCGAGGGTGCGGCGGGCATGGCTGCGCGTGTCGGCGCTGGACGTGGGATCGGGCTTGACGCTGAGCTGTCCGCTTTCGGCGGTCAGTCTGTCGGCCCCCTTGGTCACCTTCGCCGCCCAGCGCCAGTCCCCAGCCACCCAATCGGCGGTCGTGGCAGATGGCAGCAACAGCGACCAAGCCGCAGCGCCGTCGGTGGCGTCCACGGTAACCGGCGTTCCGCCCGCGACGGGCACAAAGAAAAAGGCGACCGAATAGCCGTCGGCGGCGGGGTAGTTCGCCGCAAGGTCGACGCGG